AAGACCATTCTCACGGCAATTAACAATCGTTCGTTCCATATCAAGAACGCGATTGAGTTTGCCAAGTTTTTGAAAGGATATGAAATCTAACGTTATTATTCAAAAGAAGAACGAAGTCTATCTGAAGATCGAATGTGAACCTCACGTACAGTATGAATTAGCAGACGAGTTCACCTTTGATGTGCCTCAAGCAAAATTCATGTCTGCCTACAAAAAGAGGTTCTGGGATGGAAAAATCAAGTTATTCTCCCCAGGTACGGGCGAGATTTATGTTGGTCTTCTCCCTTATGTTACTTCGTTCTGCCAAGAGCGGGGGTATGAATTCATTTATCGGGACAACAAATTTTACGGACTTCCATCGGAAGTGGATGAATTCATTACGCCAGAAGGGGTCGGGGACTTCGTAAAATCTCTGAACTTACCATTCAAGGTGAGGGATTATCAATACAAAGGAATATACGAAGCCCTTAGAAACAGGAGAAAACTATTAGTTTCTCCAACTGGTTCTGGTAAGTCGCTGATGATTTATGCGCTTACCAGATTCTTTGAAGCAAAAAATTTAAAGACTCTGATTGTTGTTCCAACCACATCTCTCGTTGAGCAGATGTACAAAGACTTTGAAGGTTATGGTTGGGACTCTAAGAATCATTGCCATAAGGTCTATGGTGGACAATCCCCAATGTCTAAAAAGGATGTTGTGATTACTACCTGGCAATCTATTTACAAATTGCCGAAGAGTTACTTTGATGACTTCGGCGCGGTTATTGGAGACGAGGCACACCTCTTCAAAGCAAAGTCTCTAACTAATATCATGAACAAACTTCATGACTGCAAATACCGCGTTGGATTCACAGGTACTCTGGATGGTACACATACAAATCGCCTTGTTCTTGAAGGTGTATTTGGCATGGCTAACAAAGTTACCAAGACAGAGAATCTGATCAGAGAAGGTCACCTTTCTGAGTTTGAGATCAAGGTTTTAATTCTTAAGCATGAACCACAGAACTTTGATAGCTATCAAGATGAGATTGATTTCCTCGTAGAGAATCCCGCAAGAAATAAGTTCATTCGCAATCTTGTCTGTGATCTTGAAGGTAATACCTTAGTGCTGTTCAATTTTGTTGAACGTCATGGTATGCCATTATTCGATCTCATAAATAATAAGGTAGGAGAAGATCGACAGGTCTTCTTAGTACACGGGGGAGTTGAAGTCGAAGACCGCGAAAAAGTTAGACAGATCGCAGAGACTACAACCAATTCTATCATCGTAGCATCATACGGAACATTCAGTACAGGTATCAATATACGAAACCTTCATAATGTTGTATTTGCTTCCCCCTCCAAATCTAGAGTCAGAAATTTACAATCCATCGGGCGCGTTCTCAGAAGAGGCGAGAATAAAAGGAAAGCAGTCCTTTATGATATTGCCGATGATACATCTAAAGGTTCTAGAAGGAACTATACATTGAATCATTTAGTTGAAAGAGTAAAAATATACAATGAAGAAAACTTTAATTATGAGTTCATTGATGTCCGAATTAGGAACAATTAAAATGCCAGATGAAGAATTTCTAGCCGCAATAAAACTAATTACTGGTGAAGAGATTCTTGCAAGCGTTTGCCCTGTGTATGATGAAGCAGGAGAATACATCATTGTTGAGAACCCTATCGAAGTTGAAGAAGCTCAGATGGGAAAGAAACAAGGAGCTAGAATCGGTCCTTGGATGAAGTTCTCCAATGAGACTGTGTTCATCATTCCAAAGGAAAAGATTATTACTATTGTAGAAGTATCTCCTGAAGTACAAGTATTCTATAACTTAGCTCTTAGAAAGTTAAACAGAAGCACAGAAGATCTTCGTATTGATGAGGCAAACAGTATTGGAAGACTCGGAACTGTAGACCAAGCAAGATCTCTCCTAGAGAAACTCTATAAAAGCTAAAAGCTAATACCTAATCTTTGAACCCTCCACAGGGTTATTGTACAAAGAATTGAGAGGTCTGTCAAGCCCCTTGACGAATGACCTCCTCTTTGCTAAACTTATGTCACGAAACAAAAACGGTATGCATGTCAAAGAAAGCAGGAAAATCAGAACATTACGTCAATAACAAAGAGTTCCTTGAGGAACTTGTTGAATTCAAACGTAAGTGTAAGATCGCCAAAGAGAAGGGTGAACCACGTCCTCCTATTAGTAATTACATTGGCGAGTGCTTTCTGAAGATTGCAACGCACCTCTCTTACAAGCCTAACTTTGTGAACTACATGTTTAGGGAGGATATGATTTGTGATGGGATTGAGAATTGCGTTCAATACATTGAGAATTTCAACCCTGAAAAATCCAGCAACCCGTTTGCGTATTTCACTCAAATTATTTACTATGCTTTCCTGAGGAGAATCCAAAAAGAAAAACGTCAATTGGAAATCAAGAATAAGATCTTACTTAAGTCTGGATACGAACAAGTGTTCCACTCCGATGACAACGATTCTTCTTCGGATTACAATACGATTAAAGAAAATGTGGAGATTAGGATTAAATGAGTGAGTATGAATGGATTGACGAATGCTTCCGTGTTTATGAAACGCGATTTAAAATATGGCACAGTGCAGATAGAGATGGTAAAGAGTTAGTCACTGCATTGACAAAAGAAACTTGCATTCGTATGACCAAGTTCTACTTAAAGGGTCTTCAGGACGGTTGGGGCGAGAGTAGAGTATTGAATGATGGCGTAGTAGGTGGCAAGTTGTAATGTATCCGATTACTGTTGTTGATGGATTTTTTGATGAGCCAGATAAAATTGTAGACTTTGCTATGGAGCAAGAGTTCTTTCCTTCTGACGATGGACGTTGGCCAGGTAAAAGAACTAAACAACTCTGGGAACTGGATAGAACTCTATATGATTGGACTTGTATCAAAATCCTTTCCTTGTTTCATCCAGAGATCCCTCCACACTGGGAGTTTGAGATTGCATTTCAATTGATATCTCCATACTCAGATCATAAATATGATCCTAAAAATCGCGGATGGATTCACGTTGATAAGGGTGGTAGTTCCTTTGGTGGTATCATTTACCTCAACAAAGATCCAGAAAAAGATACAGGAACATCTATATACAAACAAAAGAAGGGTTGGTCTAGTCAAATTTATTCTGCTCTTTCTGTGAAGGAACGTTTCTATACAGGACAAGAAGTATCCGATGAAGAGTATGAACAAGCTTGGCACCTAATCCAGTCTCAGTATGAAGAGACAATGGCAGTGGAAAACGTGTATAATAGAATGATGCTTTTCCATTGCAACACATTTCACGGTGTAAAAACTTTTGGAAAGACCCAAGATAGGTTGACAATTTCCTTCTTCTGCAGGGACGCTGCAGTACAACCCCCACTCTTTAGATAATCATGAAAGTAGCGATCATTACTGACCAGCATTTTGGAGCACGAAAGTCCAGCAGGATCTTTCATGATTTTTTCTTGAGATTTTATGAAGAAGTATTCTTTCCTACCCTAGAAAAACGCGGCATCAAAGTCGTGATTGATCTCGGAGATACTTTTGACAATCGTAGGAATGTAGATCTCTGGTCTATTCATTGGGCTCGGAGAAATTACTATGACCGTCTTAATGAGATGGGTGTCAACATCTATTCTGTTGTTGGTAACCATACTGCATACTTCAAAGACACTAACAAAATTAATACCCTTGACAATGTGTTAAGGGAATATGATAATATTAATATTTACTCAGAAGCAACCGAAGTAAACATTGGTGGTCTGGGTATCTTATTTGTTCCATGGATTAATCAAGAGAATGCTGAAAAAACTTTCAAACTTATTAAAGAAACAAATTGCGAATGTGCGATGGGGCACCTTGAGCTCAACGGATTTGAAGCTCATCGAGGGTACATCATGGAAAACGGTATGGGCAGCGAGTTATTTCAGAAGTTCAAATCGGTCATGTCTGGTCACTACCATCACCGATCTTCCAGAGGAAACGTCCACTACCTCGGAAACCCCTA